CCCGAATCTCAGAGGCTATGTCCTCAGGAACTCTGACCGAGATCGCCGCAAGGCGGTCTCTCCAGCGTCTCAACGCGGCCAGCCCACCCCACCTCGAAAGAGGTCGAGTGGTAGAAGCCTTGAGCGCCTTAAACAGAGAACCTGTTTTGGTTCTTGCAGGTCTACCCGCGTCCCTCTTCCTCTTGATGCCGTCATCACCTTGCGTGAGCCTGAGCTCGCTTTCAACGAGCATAGACTCAAAGATGACCAACGACTCAAGAGGCACGGTCTCCGGTCCGTCATCGGAGGTCAGCGGCCCGTAAGCCTTAACGGCCTTACGAGCTGCATAGACCTCCTTCGGAGAGGAGACGCGAATCAAAGGACGCGGGTAGAGGCCCGCCTCTCGGAACAACCTCTTGCTGAGGACGTTCGAAACCGTGCCAGCCGACGGACTCCTCGAAACGAGGGCCGCCAGGCGAACACGGAGCGACGCACCCACAGCAAGACCTCTTCCCGTATAACCCAGGCCTCCAACTTCCACCGGAAGGTGGAGGCGAGGGTCCTTTGTACACCAAGGGAAGAGGGTCTTCATAACTCTCTCCTGTCTCTTAAGGTACCGGTTCCCACACCGGGACTCAGCTACCACCGGAGCCCGAAGGTCCGGGGCAGGACAGGGGGGAGGAACGAAGACGGCCATCCGTATTCCTTCGGGTCCCTTCTTAGGCAGAGACAAGACTTCGCACATGGTCCAGAACGGGCCTGTGAAAGTCTTATCCCTGTTAAGACTCGCCCCCACGGCTTTAACTGCGTGGTCGTAGTCGTCAAGCTGAGCATCCACCTCGACCGAGGTCAGGGGATACTCAGGGCGGCGGACACGACCAACACAGTCATCGCCGTGGTGGCGGGCCTTATCGAACGCCTGGCTAGCCCAGGCGTTGACCCAAGAGAGGACAACGAAAGAGAGAGGCGTGCCCATCGGACTCCCTCGTCGAGCCACCAACGGGGCGGAACCGGCAAGACCGGTCCACTCCGCCAGCGGCTCCAACCCAAGGCTCCTTCTCGCCAGAGGAAGATCCGCAGAGCGGATCAAACCACGAGAAGCGAGCCCATGGATGACTACCTCAATAGCGGCGTGAGACAGACCATCGGTGGCCTTCGAAAGGTCCACGGAATGGTAGACTCCGTCGCGCATCCACTTGAGTCCCTTTGGGGCCGCGCCGGGTCCGGACGAGACCACCCAATGGCCTGGAGCCAAGAGGTGGTTACTCATTCGGACCCAACTCCCTTCAACGAAGGTCAGAGCGTCTGGAACGCCGACAACCCTAACCTTCCATCCGGGAGCGAGCAAGGGCTCGAACCTCGAGCGGGGAATCATACGATCCCGCCGGAGGACGAGCACCCCTGCGCAGCGGTAGGCCTCATCGATATCAGGTGCGACACCGGTGCACGGGCGCAGGACAACGGAGGCCTTCTGCAAGCAGAAGCGACCCAAGCTGTCCTGTGCGTACTTGGCAAGAGACTTGCGGGTTGTACCGCTCGCCTCTGCTTCGTGCCCCAGGTGTCGGAGGTATCCATCCAGACCGCCACGAGTGGCAGGCCACTCGAAGCAGCTGGATGTCGACGAGGGAAGGGCCCGTGGAGGCACGGGGGCTCTATCGTTTCG